CAGGAACCGGATTACTACGTGATTTATTCCAAGGCCAAAGATTGAAAGCCATAATGGGATGTTAAAAAGGAATATTGAGAGAAAAAGGAATTGCCATGCACCAGAACAAAATGGACACTCACCTAGCGGTTTTGCGATGTATTCGTGTAGCTTTTTTATTTGCTTTAGATACCATTGCCCAAATGGGTGATCCTCCAACAGATAATCCAAAAACAAGGAAAGGCATCCGCTCAGTATCGCTATCAGAGACAGGTACAATAAGGCAACAACCTCTCCGCTTACCTCCGCAATTTGATTCATAGTTTTTCATCGTTATTCCTGAACTCTTAAAACAACCTGACCTGATTTATACTTTCCGCATTCCTCAAAAATGACAATATCCGGCTTTCCTTTTGCTGACAAAGTGTATTTGCAAGCAAATGTTCCGGGCCGTTGAACATCGGTAACCCGATACTCATAAAAGGATTCTTTTTTGCAGCCAAAAGCCGATAATAGCATAAGGCCGCAGAACAAAGCTAAAAGCAAATATGCGAATAGCCTTTTGGGATCAATACGGAGTTGGTACGTCATTGGAAAAAACATTTATGAAGGCCGTTTCCGGACCGTTGGTTGAATTGACAATCTCAAATTGAATGCAGTCATATCGCTTCCCGTCAATGGCGGTAAATTCGATTAGTTGGCCTGTTTCGGCGTCATAAAATTTTAATTTATATGGGCCTCCGTATGCGCTAAAATAACCACCCGTAATCAATGGAATTTCTAATGAACTTAATTCAACAAACCCGTTGGTAATTTCAAGTAAATCTGCGCTAAATCTAACCCCTTGAGCGTTCTCAAAGACCAAATCCACTAATCCTTCCTGACCAACCGGAGTATAAACGATTAAGTCCGTAAAGCAGGAATCCAAAGGCCGACAATCGGCATAGCAAGTGTTACAACATCCCATAATGCAAAGCTATATATTTTTTTGTTGCAATTACAAATTGTAATCGGAAGAAATCTCATTAAAGTTTGAAAAGATGAAATACCGGAACTCATCAAGACTGTGTGATTTGTTCGGATTCTTTAATTTCCACGGGTCTAACGAACCTTTCCGGTCCACTTTGGCCTCTTTCAAGTCCGCAATCAACAAATCATTTTCAGATGAAATCCGGACGTTGCAACGCTGAAAAACTGCATTGGTAACGAATCGGGATGAAATATGTGAAGGATTGGCAGGTGGCACTTGTAACTGAATTCCTCCTAATGCTAATTGGGCCTGAATGATTTGGTAGCCTGAAATATTATCCTGAGTAAAGGCGTTCCGGTTTCCTCCAGAGGCATCCCCATTAATTACAATGTGGTAACCCTTGAATTCCTCCCGAATCGTTTGACAAAGAGCAACGAGGTCTCCCATTCGATAGGTCTTAATCCGGTTGATTGTAGCGTAATACTTTTGGCCTGGTTCATTTTTCAAGAATTGCTGAATGCCGCAAGTGTTGGTAACGTTAAAGTCAAAGGACAAATAAAGCGGCAAGGTTTTGACGGCTTTAATCCGGCCCTCGACCACATGAATTGCAGGGTCAAATGAATAGCAGAATGTAGAATCCAAATCCTCGACTCCCCATTCCCCTTGCGCCCAAACCTTATATCGCCTTTCGCCCTCGATTCCGTGTTCTTTTATTTTCAGTAATCGTTCGTGCAGTTTTTCCCGGTCAATCGTGTAATTATCCCAAAAGGTAGATTTGTGAAAAAGGCAGTTTGGTTCGTTCTTATTTTCCTCTACCTCCGTATAAAGCCAATGGTTAATTGATTCAGGGTTCCAGTCCATTATTAGGGAAATAGGAACACCAACCTCACCCCTGAGGGTTGTATCAATGTAATCCATATCCTCCCGTGTAAACTGGTTGGCCTCGTTAAGCCATGCAATATTCGCCCCTTCGACACCCTTACCCTTTTCGGCTTTATCCATCCCCAATCCCCTGAACCAATTTCCTGTATGACGGTTGATTATTTCAAAGTGATTTTTGCGTACAATAAAGTCATTGGGAAAATGTTTGTAGATCAGATTGGTCAGAAGGGTAAATGTTGAACCCTCAATATCCGAATAAACCTTTCGGGAGTGAATTACATTGAACTGATAAGTTTGAAAGGAATGGTAAATTAGCTTTCGGGCTATGTTGTGAGATTTGGCCGATTGACGGGTTCCATAGTGGCCCTCTTTGGTATAGATTTTTTCAATGAAAGGCCAATACCATTTGAGCCACCAAGAACGATCAAACTTGTAGTTCATCCAATCATTGCCCTTAATACCGCCTCCTCCAATTCATCCGGTGAAAGGTCCACAATGAACTCTGAATTATTCGCATAGACCAACCCATATTCATTGCCATCGGCTTCCACGTATGAACTAAACCCATAAATGAACGTGAACCAGATATTCCGCACATCGTTTTCCTTTAATGGTACGGGCAATCCAAGGGCATCCAGAGTTTCGGTTCTGTGGTTTGTGTGAAAAACGGGCAAAATCAAAGGTTTATCAAACATCATAAATCAAATGGTTTTTTGATGATACCAATACTATTTTTTAAGAATGGGCTAATTTAATCCGAGGGCAATATTAGCACACATGGATTATTCGGTTGGCGGCGTTGGTCCGGAAATGGTAACCGTTAAATTGGTTGGTTGTGCAGGATCAGAGTCATAAAGCTTTAAATCTCTGGCAATTATGTTTTGATTTAATAACCCTGCTGCCGCACCTTCAAATTTTTGCGTGAAAATAATCCTTTCAATGCGTGATAAGATTTGTGAAAAACCTTTGTATTCTGGATTATTTCTGTAATCTCTTAATGAATAAATTCCGACAAACAATTCTAATCCGGACCAAGTAAAAGCCCTCATTTTAGGCTTTTCTACTTCTGTGGCATCTTTTCCAACAAAGTCTTTTTCAATCAATGGGTTTTCAAAACACCATTGAAAATATTCATTTGCGGCCTCATCCAAGAGTTCTGGGTTTTCAAATATTTTGTCCCGCCCGTGCTTATACCTTTGTTTCCAAAACTCATTACCTTTTGGGGCTGCCATTTAGATTTGGTTTAAGTGCCTTTTTCATTTCTGAATTACTTTGATTTCTTCGCTGACTTCTTTGCCTTTTTCGCAATGCTCAAGGCGATTGCAACGGCTTGCTTCTGCGGTTTGCCCGACTTTATTTCAGTCTTTATGTTCTTGCTGATGGTCTTTGCGGAATATCCTTTTTTGGTCGGCATAGGAAATTTCTTTCGACAAAGATAGTAAATTTGAAAATTCAAATACTTTTGCATTTTCCAATAATTAAAAATGACTCGAATACAATCCATTTTGCATTCTATATCAGTTGCTCCCGAATATTATTACAATGCCTTTTTCTGCCCTGTCAAACGGGATACAATCCTTTTCTGTTATTCAGCCTTAGCGATTAGCTTTAGCTGGGCTTTGCAGGATGTGGCCTCAATGATTGAATTCTTTTCGGCTTCGTGGGCTTTGGTAGCAAGGATTATTTCGGGGCTTACTTTGAGTATGAACTTTATTATGGTGCTTCTGGCAATGATTAAACGTATCAGAGATTGGAATGTAAAAGAGCCGATTGAAGGCCGAAAAGAATTTGAAAAACGTAATCCAAAAAAGTAAATGAAAAAGATACTTATTCCCGTTTTAATAGTTTTGGTTGGGTGTTCCGAACCATCAAACAAAGAACTTCAAAGTCAAATCAACGGCCTTCGTGATACCCTTTGGACCTTGCATCAGTCTCAGTCCATTGATAACGACCGGAATGATATTCAGGATTCCCGGATTGATTCGGTAGCCTCAGCCGTTGTTTTTGTCGGTTCTATTGCAGTCAAACATGATTCAGTTATTGCCGATAAGCAATGGAAACGGGATCGGGCCGAAAGAAGGGGTAAATTTTGGGGCGGATTGATTGGTACACTAGTTAAGTAATAAGTACACAACCTTATGGTACAACTTAAACACTTCAACCTTTCAGAATTTGATAGCCCCGATGCACCAGGTTCAGGATCTCAAATGAAAGAGGATTTTCTGAAAAAACTGGATGCGGCCCGTGGAATCGCCAATGTGCCCTTTAAGATTAATTCAGGGTTTCGGACGGTTGCCCATAATAAGAAAGTTGGTGGTAAATCCGATTCGGCCCATACTAAGGGATATGCTTGCGATACGGCATACTCTTCCGGATCGGAAGGATTCAAAATTTTAACTGGTTTATTAGCGGCTGGGTTTAATCGGATTGGAATCGCAAAGACTTACATTCATGCAGATTGTGACCCATCTTTACCGCCAAATGTGATTTGGACTTATTGAAAAATTAGCATACATTTGGCTATGCAATACTACGTTTACGAACACATCAGACTTGATAATGCCGTCCCGTTTTATATTGGAAAGGGGACCGTTAAAAACCGCAGGGCTTACGTTTCCTCATCAAAGCCTAAGGCATGGAAAAAGATTGCCGATGTTGCCGGTTTTCGACCAAGAATTATTAAGTATTTTAATTCCAATGAAGAATCACTGGCATT